CCTGTACCCCGGCAACATCACGATGTTTGACGGCACGCCGCAGGACGCGAAGCTGCGCGACATGTTTGGCCAGCCGCTGCGCTCGCGCAAGGCCGACCGCAAGCGGGTGATGTGGCTCAAGACCAACGGCTACGAGGTGCTGGAAGAGCGCGAGTGGGCGGGCAAGTGGATTCCGGTCGTGCGCGTCGTCGGCAATGAGTTCGAGGTCGATGGCCGCGTGTTTGTGTCGGGCCTTGTGCGCAACGCCAAGGACGCGCAGCGCATGTACAACTACTGGGTCAGCCAGGAAGCCGAGATGCTGGCTCTGGCGCCCAAGGCCCCCTTCATTGGCTACGGCGGCCAGTTCGAAGGCTACGAGATGCAGTGGAAGACCGCCAATACGACCAACTGGCCGTACCTGGAGGTCAACCCGGACGTTCAGGACGGCGCCGGCAACGTGCTGCCCCTGCCTCAGCGCGCGACGCCCCCGATGGCACAGACGGGCCTCATTCAGGCCAAGATGGGCGCCGCTGAGGACATCAAGGCCACCACCGGCCAGTACAACGCCTCGCTGGGCCAGCAGGGCAACGAACGCTCTGGCCGCGCCATCCTCGCCCGCCAGCAGGAGGGCGACACCGGCACTTACCACTTCGTTGATAACCTGGGCCGCGCCATTCGCTACGTGTCCCGCCAGTTGGTCGATATGATCCCCAAAATCTACGACACCCAGCGCGTCGCCCGCATCATCGGCGTGGACGGCGAGGTGGGTATGGCAAAGATCAACCCGATGCAGGCCGAGCCGGTCAAGAAGATCGTCGATCAGGCGGGCACTGTGTTGGAGAAGATATACAACCCGTCGGTCGGCGTCTACGACGTGGTGGTCACCACCGGGCCTAGCTACCTGACCAAACGCCAGGAAGCCGTCGAGGCGATGGGCAATATCCTCCAGACCAGCCCGCAGTTGTGGCAGGTCGCAGGCGACCTGTTCATCAAGAACATGGACTGGCCGGGTGCGCAGGAGATGGCGGCCCGCTTCAAGAAGATCATCGACCCGAAGGTGCTGGCCGAGGACGACAAGTCGCCCGAATTGCAGGCGGCCGAGCAGCAGGTCGAGGCGGTGTCGCAGCAGCTTGAGCAGGCGATGGGCCTCCTCAACAACGTGCAGTCGTCGATGGACGCGCAGGAACTGCGGATCAAGGCGTACGAGGCCGAAACCAAGCGCATCGCGGCCACGTCGGCCGGCATGTCCACCGAGCAGATCCAAGATATTGTCATGGGCACCATCGCTGCGGCGGTCGAGACGGGCGACATCTCTGGCAGCCGCCCGATGATGCCCCAGATGGATGAGCAGCGTGGCGTCATGCAGGAAGAGCAGGCCGAACCCGCAACCATGCAAGAGGGCACAGAACCGCCCGAAAATCAATTTGGAGCGACGCTATGAGCAATTGCGACAAGTTCATTGGGCTGCTGTTTTTGGCCCGTGACGTGACGCACTCGGCGCACCTCAACACGCGGTCTTTTGCCAAACACAAGGCGCTGGGTAAGTTTTACCCGGAGATCATTGACCTGGCGGACAAATTTGCCGAGATGTACCAGGGCAAGTACGGCCTGATCGGGCCGATCGCGCTCATGTCTGCGGACAAGTCCAGCAATGTGCTGACGTTTCTTGAGACGCAGGCAGAACAGATCGAGAAGACCCGGTACGACGTGGTTGACCGGGAATGCACGCCGCTTCAGAACGTCATCGACGAAATTGTCGGATTGTACTATACAACCATCTACAAACTGAAGTTCCTCGCATAAGGACGCCACCTATGGGCCTCAAAACCACTACCGTTTGTTTGGGCTACCAGCAGATCACGCCGGACACCTCGACGGGTCTGACCGTTCCCGCTCTTGCACCCGATGGCTCGCAGCAGGAACCAACATTCATCGTCGTCACCCCGGAAATCCAGAACGTCCGCTGGCGCGATGACGGCACCGCCCCGACGTCTTCGGTCGGCATGCCGATCTATGTCGGCACGTCGCTGCTGTATGATGGCGACCTCAACAAAATCCGCTTCATCAACACGGTGGCTGGCGGCAAAGTCAATGTGAGTTACTACGCATGATCAGCATCACGGGGGTTCCGCTCAACATTGCTGGCGCAGCCTCCGCTGCGGGCTACATCATCACGGCCGACGCGATCCTGACGGAGAGCGGCACCACGCGCACGCTGTCGTCTGTTGACAACGGCAAGATCATCTACTGCACCAGCGCCTCAGCAGTGACCATCACCTGCGCTGCAGGGCTAGGCGCTGGCTTCTCCTGCACCATCATCCAGGGCGGCGCGGGCAAGGTCACGGTGGCTGCCGGCGGCCAGACGCTGGTGTCCTACTCCAGCCTGTTCAGCACAATGGGCCAGTACGCGGTCATTTCTCTCATCTGCCCCGTTGCGAATACGTTCCTCGCAGCCGGCAACCTCGGGGTCTAAGCATGGCGGTTAATCTTTCTTTTATCGGCGGTGCGGCTGCGCAGTTCTTCGACAACAGCGGCAACGTGCTGTCGGGGGGCAAGATTTACACATACGCGGCAGGCACCACCACGCCGCAGGCCACCTACACGTCTTCTGCTGGCACAACGCCGCTTTCCAATCCGATCATTCTGGACGCGGCTGGCCGCGTGCCGACGGGCGAGATCTGGCTGACCAATGGGCTTCAGTACAAGTTCATCCTCAAGACCTCAACGGACGTCCAAATTGGGTCTTACGACAACATCATCGGCGTCAACTCTATCGACGCCGAACAGGTCAACTATACTCCACCGTTTACGAACAGTGTCGCAACTAACGTCGAGGCCAAACTAGCGCAGACGGTATCTGTAAAAGACTTCGGCGCTGATCCGACTGGAGCTACAGATAGCACGGCAGCTTTTCAGGCAGCACTGGACAGCCGACAGCCGCTTTACATGCCTCCTGGCACATATCTTATTACTGATACTTTGAAACTGTACGAAAACTCAGTGCTTTACGGCGACAAAACTGTTGCGCCAGTCTATTCAAAAGCTACAACGCGAATTGCTTTTACGCCCGCAACACGACGCGATGTATTTAATTGGGCGTCTACGCCATCAACATATGTGTTTGGGGTCTACCTTGGTGGGTTTACTGTTCGCGGATTTGGAAGTCTGATTGATGCAATCATCGACCTCCCTTACGCTTACGGTATGGTTCTAGACAACCTCAACGGTTACGCGGGTTTTCTTGCAGGCGTGAAAATAGACGCATGGTTAAATTGCGTTGTGAACCACTGCAATTTTAGCGGGTTTACCGATTATGGCGTTGTATGCGTAAAAACGTTTGGCATTAACGCAACTTCCACTAACTTCCACGATTGTTATATTGGACAAGGCGGAATTGGCGTTTACGCAACAGCTAACTCTATTTGGGGCCTCTTTCTCAACAATTGCCTCATTGAAACCGTAGACACCGCGTTGCATCAGGAGATCGGAAATTACATATGGGTGTCCGACATCTATATTGAAAACGCGCCGCGCACTGACACAGCGGGACATCAAGCCATACGTGTTGGTCTTGAGGGCGTGTACCCCGGTTTTCCTTCGGGCTCTCTTTATATAAACGGCGGTACTGTTATTGGCGGTCAATCAACGCCGCACGTAAACACAGTATTTATGAACTTGGGCGCATGTCGAAATGTTAGCCTTACGGATGTATTTGGCCAAAATTACGGTGCGTTTTTGGCCACCACAGCCAGAACCACAAGCGTTGTAATTTCAAATTGCGATTGGGCAAGCACCCCAAATTTTTGTTTTGCCAACGCAATTGCAGACGAAGAAGTCATAACGCTCATGGCATTCCAACCTAAAGGGATGTTGGCGCCTAACGGTGACTACTGGAACACCATACAATCCAATTTTCCTTCAATTGGGTTTGTCACGCGAAACCGGACAAACGTCATTTCAAATAAGTTGTTTTCCGATGCAAGCTGGGGCGACAAACTTACCTATCGCGATCCTAGCGGTAATTTTTCCGCGCCCATTGGAAGTCTCAAAACCGCTGTATCTTCTGGCTGGACATTTAACGGGGCGCAACTTACGCCTAGCGAAATTGTCGTTAACAGCAATATTGAAACTGGCGCTCCCGCTTTGTGGTGGTCAACAAGCCACTCAAATGACGTCGCATATTCAATAGCTAACGGCACTTCTTTGTTAGGCAGCCCTATTGTCACCAATAGCGTCGGCGCATATGCTAACTTTAATGTTGGTGATTGGGTTACTGCCAGCGCAGGCTTTTACTCAGCTACTGTCCAATTCCAAATTCTTGCCAAAGCGTCCAATAATAGCTCCGTTACATTAGATACGTCTGCCACTGTTGGCAGCGGCGTTGTTACGCTCGCTACAAAAGTTCACGCTCTGGTGCCTATGACCCAGCAAGGTTATCGCACATATGCGGCTAATCCTGTCGGCGTAATCGTTCCTAAGTATATTGGCGAAGAACTTTTGCGTACCGATACTGTTCAATGGTACAAATCCAGCGGTTTGACATCCGCTGATTGGAAAGCGATGACCTAATGATAACACCAGGGTACAGCCCGACTGCTACTGAACGTGTCTTGCCGCGCATGGCGCTGGACTTTACAACCGCGTCTCTGGACAGCCGAGTAACTGTAACCCGCGCGCTCAACACAGCTACACGCGTCAATAGCAGCGGCTATATTGAAACAGTTAACGCTAATCTTCCTCGTTTTGATTTCTCACCGACCAGTGTTGGGACTTGTCGCGGTCTTTTGATTGAAGAAAGCCGCGAAAATATTTGCTTATATTCGGAACAGCTAAATCAGCTTCCGTGGACTGCGTCTAATGCGTCCATAGTTAACGATGCTGTTGTTTCCCCATCAAATGTTCAAAATGCCGATTTGATACGCGAAGATACTGCTACATCTACACATTATGCGTCTACGTCTACTATAGCCAGCGCCGCCGGAACGTATACTGTCTCGCTATACGCTAAAGCTGCTGGCCGCACAAAATTCCGTATTCAACAGACTGTAACTACTCCGTACGCGGTTTTAATAGACTTGACCGCTCAAACTGCCACTACGGTTGTGGGCGGCGCTACAGGTACTGTTACAGACGCAGGAAATGGCTTTTTCCGCTGCACGATGACGTACACCACTTCGGTGTCAATTGCGCTTAGTACCGTGATTTATATGGCTAACGATGCGGGCAGCATTAGTTATGCTGGCAACGGCGCGTCAGGTCTTTATGTGTGGGGCGTTCAGCTTGAACTCGGCGCATTTGCCACCAGCTACATTCCAACGACGACCACAAGCCTGACAAGAAACGCTGACGTTGTCAGCATGACGGGAACCAATTTCAGCAGTTGGTATGTGTCAAGTTCTGCTGCTTTGGCTGCCGTTGTCACACCTAGCCTAGCAACTGGAACACGCCCTATTTGGCAACTTGATGATACAACTGCAAACGAGATTATTGCGCTGCGCGGAAATGTTGCCAACCCAGAACTTTATATTGTTGATGGCGGCGCCCCGCAGGCGCAACTCGACGCAGGCACTATAATAGCAAACACTCAATATGGTTTGTGCGCGGCGTTTGCCACCAACAGTTGCGCGGTTTCGCAAAACGGTGCAACGCCCGTAACTACCGCAACAGCTACAATGCCCACAGTTACGCAAGCGCGTATTGGTTCTGACGGCAGTAATTTTCTAAATGGCGCTGTGCGGACATTGCGGTATTGGCCGCAACGTGTCTTAAACGCGGAAGCACAAGCATTTTCGAAAGTATAGACTACCGTAACAAATCGTGTTACACAAACTCAACCCTACTGGCAGGGTACGCCAGGAACCGAAAGGTTAACAGATGACCGAGAACGAACTAGCGGGTGCGCCCGCGCCGGAACAGGCCCCCACGGCTGAACCTGTTGCCGCTACAGATACACCGCCGGAGCCCGAAACTGAGGGCGCAGCCAAATCTTTCACACAGGAAGAAGTGGATGCAATTTTCAGCAAGCGCCTCGCAAAAGCACAACGGAAATGGGATCGCGAGCAAACGCAGAAAGCCAAGTCCCAGCCCGTTCCGACGGAACCGCTGAAAGCTGACGACTTCGCCGATGCACCATCCTACGCCGACGCCCTTGCCGAACGCAAAGCCCAGGAACTCTTGGCAAAGCGTGACGCAGAGGCCGAACGCGCAGCAACGCTCGACGCCTATCACGACCGTGAAGAGGAAGCCCGGAACAAGTACGACGACTTTGAACAGGTCGCGTACAATCCGAAACTCCCCGTCACGGAAACGATGGCGCAGACCATTCAGGCAACCGATAACGGTCCCGATGTAATCTATTACCTCGGATCGAACCCCAAGGAAGCCGAACGGATTGCGCGTCTCTCACCGCTCTTGCAGGCACGGGAAATCGGAAAAATTGAGGCCAATCTCGGCTCCAATCCACCGGCTAAGAAAACTTCCACCGCCCCGGCACCGATTGCTCCGGTTACGGCCCGTACCTCGACAGGTACGCCTGCATACGACACCACCGACCCACGTTCTGTGAAGAACATGTCAACGTCGGAATGGATCGAAGCGGAACGGCTGCGCCAGATCAAGAAGTACGAGGCTAACCGCAGACGCTAGTCCATAGGACATAGACATCATGGCTAACAGCCTTCTTACCATCGACATGATCACCCGCAAGGCTCTCGAAATCCTTGAGAACAACCTGGTGATCACCCGCAACGTGAACCGTCAGTACGACGACAGCTTCGCTGTCGAAGGCGCCAAGATCGGTTCGACCCTCCGCATCCGTCTGCCCGACCGCGCTCTGGTCACTGACGGTGCAGCCCTTCAGGTTCAGGACGACAACGAGCAGTTTACCACGCTCGCCGTCAACAACCAGAAGCACATCGGCGTGAACTTTACGTCGGCCGAACTCACCATGCAGCTTGACGACTTTGCCGAGCGCGTGCTGAAGCCGCGTATTTCGCAGCTTGCTTCGTCCATCGACGCAGACGTTGCCAACTCCTACAAGGGCATCTTCTCCGCCGTCGGCACTCCTGGCACGACCCCGGCCACTTCGCTTGTCCTGCTTCAGGCCCAGCAGAAGCTGAACGAGTACGCTGCCATGATGCCGACCCGCTACGCAACCGTTAACCCGGCCGCCAACGCCGGTCTGGTCGAAGGCATGAAGGGCCTCTTCAACCCCGTTGACACGATCTCCCGCCAGTTCAAGAACGGCATGATGGGCGAAGGTGTTCTCGGCTACGAAGAGATCAACATGTCGCAGTCGATCAAGCTGCACACCACGGGCACTCGCGCTGCCACGGGTGCTACGGTCAACGGCAACGCCGCAGAAGGCGCATCGACTATCGTCCTGGCCAGCGCTGGTAACGCGCTGACGTTCACGGTGGGCGACGTGTTCACCGTAGCCGACTGCTACTCCGTGAACCCGCAGACCCGCGAAAGCACTGGTTCGCTCCAGCAGTTCGTCGTGACGGCCGCCAACACCTCGACCGCTGGCGGCGCGGTGACGCTGGCTGTCTCGCCGGCGCTTTACTCGCCGTCGAACGCTCTGGCTACGGTCAGCACCCTCACCATCACTGGTAAGGCTGTAGTGTTCCTCGGCGCGGCTTCGACCTCCTACCCGCAGAACCTGGTCTATCACAAGGACGCGATCTCGTTTGCCACGGCTGACCTGCTCCTGCCGAGCGGCGTCGATATGGTTTCCCGCCAGGTTCACAATGGCATCTCGATGCGAATTGTGCGCCAGTACGACATCAACAACGACCGCCTGCCTTGCCGCATCGACGTGCTGTATGGCTATGCCGTCATTCGCCCGCAGATGGCTTGCCGTCTCTGGGGTTAACAAGTTAAAGATAGGAGAATACGACAATGGCTATTCCTAGCGTAGGCGGCGGCTATCAGTTTAACGACGGCAACCTTAACGAAGTTAAGGTTTCCGTTGCTGCGGCCCCCACAACTGCCACGGACAGCGCGACGCTGACTGCGGCTCAGTTGGTCAACGGCATCATCCTCGGCTCCCCGACGACCACGGCGGCGTATACGCTGCCGCTGG